TTCTTGAGCCAATGCCGCTCTGCGTATTAAACTGTTCCAAGGATGAGAGCGAAACACCGCATCTCTAACCCCATCGTATCTTTGATTGACAAGCCTTGCCGCCTTGCTGTTTTCATCAAACGCAGAAATGTTTGAAGCACCCAGCATGTTAAGCGCATAGTTGGCAATATCGACGTTACTTGTCATCTGCTATCTCCATAAGTGAGAGGGGGCGGTTTCCCGCCCCGCCCTATTAGTCAACCACATACTTCATGGTTAGCTCAATAGTGCCAGTGCCAGCGGCACCGCCCATTGTCACTGTGATTGCAACACCATCTTCATTGGTGTCTGTCTCTGTGCCCGAGCCAAGAGCCAGAGTTGCAAGTACGTCTACCTTCTGAGCAGATGTCGATGCAGCCGCAGCTTTGTATGCAGCAGCAGCGGCAGATACCGCAGTACCCGCAGCATTCGTATGCGCAGCATAGCCGACTGACAAGGTTGTTGAAGCTCCCAGCGCATCATGCGCCAAAGAACCTTCAAGCAATCTTGCGCCATCAGGAAGAACAAACATCTCAATAACATCGCCAGATGCCAAGGAAGATGCTTCGTATGTGCCATGAGCCACGCGGACACGTCCGCCAAGCTCATTGGCTTTGTTCATCACAGCGGGGGTTGCCCGTGTGTTTGTGCGTTGTGCTGAATATACAGTAGCCATTGATTAGTCTCCTTATTCTGAACAGGCGATTTCAACGACTTTTGACTCTTCCATGCGCGTTGCACCGATTGACTGACAGTAGTAAACCTGTGTTGCGTATGATTTGTCAGCACGTTCATCAATACGTGCGGCTGGCTCTTTACCAATCGCAAGCTTGATGCCGTCACCAGCAAATGCGATGACCTGACGATCACCGGAGCCATCTGTACCCAAGCGGTTGCTGACGTGGAACTGGAAGCCAACAAAGGTGTTGATTTCGCCCATCGCCAACGCTTTTACAGTGTTGTAGTCGCTTGACGTTACAGTCGTGTTGTTCAACAGGTCAGAAACCTGCTTAGGTGAAACAACAATATGACGCGGAATAGATGGATCAACATTTCCACTGTCCAAGATTTCTTTTGCAGAAACCAGCTTGGCAATCGTCAAGCCAGAGGCTGCAACCGCAATCTTTTGAGCAGATGGCAATGCTGTAGATGTAGAACCATCTTTGCCTGTCTGAGCAGTACCCAGAGCAGCCGAAATGATTACATCATCCATTGCACGACCCATCGCAGCCGCAGCCGCACGGCTGTACGTTGACGTTGGGTCTACAAGCAAACGGACTTTGTCCTGATCGTCGATCAGATCCGCATACTCATAGTCAGACATCGTTACCATGCGCCGTGAATGTGGTGTGTCAATCAACGGTGTGTCCGCGTGGCGTGATGTACGTAGGACAGCCGCAGCTTCTCCTACTTGATCAAAGAAAGCTTTCTCGCCATTCACGCTTTCCACATCTACCGCTGCTCGCAGGATAGAACCCATTTGCTGCGAAAGCATTTGGATATTTGCAGAAAACTGATTAACGAAAGCTGTAGTAATTTGAGTAGACATCTTGCCTCTCCTACAATGTTTCAGTTTTTGGTTTACTGCGCTAGGTTGTCTCTTGCGAGGCCGTGCTACTGCTTAGGGCAGCTACTCCGCTTGACTACAAGCTTACTCGTGGGCCTTGCGGTTGTCCACTATACATATTCCCTGAGCCGCAACACTTCTTCAACGTAATTGCTATGCTCAGGATGCATTCTATCAAAATATGGGCCATCTCGTCTAGTCATCTCTGCAATTTGCCGAGAAGCCTCTTGCGGGGTCATTACCATCTCTGTCGGCGCACCCTCAAGATTGTCCTCACCTATTTGCGCAGCAAGGTTGCTGAACATGCGAACAATCGCCGGATGATCCCCCAACATGCGCCCATCTGATAAGGTAATTTCATCAAAGATCTCAGTACCGCCAAGAAGCTGCGTTGCCGCCAAACGCGCCATCTCAAGCTTCTGCTCAAACGCCTGACCATACTCCTGCCGCAACTCTTGCTCACCTTCATAGCGTGATTTCTCAGCCATCTCATCATAAGCGCCCTGCATACCCTGAACAGTATTACGAACAAAGCCCATCATCTGCTCTGCTTGCGCATTGCTCAGTCCGGCGCTATATGCCGCCTCACGCAATGCACTTACAGTCTCATCAGCAATAGCAACATCGCTTTTGCTGAACTCATATGCGCCAGCCTCAGTTGGAGCGCCAAGCTTTGTGTAAACTTCGCGCCATTCGTCAAACGTAGCAGACTTTCCGGGTATAGCCACTTTGTCTGCGCCAATCATACGTTGCGCATTCACATAACTCTTAGCTAATGCACTCGGATCAGTAAACGTGCGCAAGCTTGGCTCATTGCGCAACTCTTCTGGTAAACTTTCTAAAAAGCTAACTGGAGCCGCTTCCGCTGCCACAGCCTCTTGAGATCCAGTATCTTGGATTGCCTCTTCGCTCATTGGGGGTCCTTCCTCTCGGTCAGCATTCGGACAATCAGCAGCACAGCCGCTCGCTGACCTTCATTAAATGCAGATTGATAAGGATTGTCCGAAAATGTGGTTGCCTCAAAACTAAATCGTGTTTTAAGATCACTCAATACTCTTTCACCATCGTCAGTGTTAAACGTGCGTCGATACGCAAGCTTTAACTCTTCAAGCTCTTTCATCCTTGAGCCGCCTTAATCAATGGTGCAATTTGTCCCGCTTGCTCCGCAGCCATAGCATTTTCAGCCATTTCCATTTGCTGCGCTTGCGCCTCTGCTTGCTGCCTACGAATACGCGCTACTTCTTCATCGCCGCGAATAACACGCGCAGGAATGCCCGTAACCTCAACCAAATACTGCACCAGCTTGTCGCTATCTAAATAATCCATAACAGGCGCAATCTCAGCAACCTGCATCATTACCTCAAACCCACGCAGCATAGACTGCAAGTCTGTCAGGCGCTGCGCTTTCGCCAGCGGAGATACATACTCAATATCTATATCCTGACCTTGTAATTGCTCAGGAGCGGCAGGGAGAAGGCCATTCCTGAGCAGCAACGCAAATGATCGGGAAATAAGAGGCTGTAACAACTCAGACTGGAGCCTACCAAGAACAGGTCCAAGAAGTCGCATCTTCTCTTCATTGCGCTGCAATACTTCTGTAGCAGTCATTGCCGGACCTTGAGACATCAGCAATTGATCTACATAAAACGCTTGTCTGATAGAATTTCTCCGCTGCTCCTCCATATTAAGACCCAACGGATTATTCGCACCAATATTTAAAGGCTCCAACCTGTCTCTTGTCCCAGAGCGGTAGAAATTCAAAGACCCCGGCGTTGTCCGAACAGGCAACATAAACCCATCATCAGGAACCATCAAAGGAGGATCAATCTGCTTCTGAGCAGCGCGAATAGTCACCTCTGACATCTTGTTTAACATCTTAACATCAGGCAACGCATTCATCGCAGGTGATCGACCATATGTGCTCACACTGTCTTTAACAAAACGCGGAACCATAAATGGAAAATCGTCAAACCCACCCTCGGAAAGCAACATCCTCGTATCCGCATGGTAATACACCGATGCAATCGGCTTATCCTTTGCCATGCGACCTTTTGTCTCAGAGCGGGGGTATATCGCATGAACAATCTCATGCTCCTTGTATGGATCACCCTTGATGTCCTTAACAACCTGTGCTGGCGCATTGCTTTCGCCAAAGCGTTGCATCATAGCACGGGCAGACATCTTAAACTTGCGATACACTGTATCAACCTTGCCATTCGCATCCTCAGATATACAAATCTCCGCAATGTGCCTTGAAGAAAAGCGCAAGCCCTCAGCATCGCCCTCTACATACAAAGCAGCCGTGCCAAACACCACTAAATCATAATAAAGCTCATGGATCTCTTGCTGGAAGTTGGATCTGTTAAAATGCTGATACATCTGATCCAAGCAAAGCTCCAACCACTCATTCGCCAAATCATTATTCTGCAATGAAGGCTCACGATACCGCATCGAAAACCACGGCGTACTCGGTGACGTCAGCATCCCATGCAAAGAACTAGACAACAATTCAACAGAATGAATTGCCGTGCCATCATAAATCAACTCAGTCCGCTTATCACCCTGCGTCCGCTTCTTCGTAATGTCAGCCTTGCGTGGCAGCATATAATCCGCAAGCTCCTGCCAATGCCTCTCCCAATTAGACCGCTGCGACTGCAACGTCTTATACCTGCGATCCAACTGCACTATCAAAGGAGACACTTGAGCCATCACATCATTCCAATACTATTTATCAGAGATTGCTTCTTCTTATCCTTACCCTCAACAGCGCCGCCCTGCATACGACCAGCCATCTTCTGATGCAACCGCTCCAAAGGATCTACAGTCATATCAAAACGGCGCTTCGCAGGTTGGGACGACTTGCGCCCCATCTCACCCGCAATGTTCTGAGGAGAACGATACATCATTACGAAATCAACCCACCCATCAAAGACCTGCGACGACGAACCTGCTCAGGAGCAACAGCCATCAAACCTTGCGGCCCCGTTGTCATCGTAGACGCACGACCCCGCCTTGTGCTCTCTATCGCCCTCTGCTCAGTTTCACTCTCCACCTCCGGCGCAGCGGCAACTGGCTCAGGAGCAGGAGGCGGCGTAGGCGTAGGCGTAGGAGCCGGAGCAGGAGCCGGAGCTGGAGCTGGAGCTGGAGCCGAACTTGTCCCAGACCTAAAAGGAGCCAAAAGATCTACGTCCGCACCAAACCTGCGCAGCGATCCAATCTCCTCTGCCTCCCTCAGAACATCACCCGCCCTGTCAGCCGTTTGCCGAATAAAACCACCAAATCTTCTTACCGCACCACCCATAGCTAATCTCCTCTACGCCGCAAATGGATCATATTCCATAACCGCCTGTTTCTGGGGTGGCCTCATCCGATCACCCGTTTCACGCAACCCAACCGCAAAATACCTCCACGCATCCGCAGCATGGCTACTCCAATCATGTACAGGATTTGCACGAAAACTTCTAGTCCTATCATTATATGACCTATGATATTGACGCAAAGCCTCCAATCCCTGCTTGCACTTCTCCCGATCAAACCAACACCTCGGCAGCACCATCTGCGCCGCATGTATCCCATCCTCCAAAGGCAACTTAGGCACCACACGAAAATTCAAACCCAAATCCCAAGCCGTCTCCCGCCTAGACTTCCCAGACCCAAGCTCCCTCACCTCAATGTCATGCGGCGCATTATGCGTCCCATACAAATAATTCCGCTGGTTCAATATCTGACAATAATGCGGCAAACCCTGATTTCTGTTCTCATAAAAATCAATCACATGAACAGCACGACCAATACTCTGCGTAAACCAAATCGCCGTGCTATCCCCAACACCCAAATCCCACCAAGTGTCCACCTTCTTCGAAGGATCATACGGCACATTCGTCACACGACCCGAAACCGTAGCCTCCTCCAACTCCTTCCCATATATCGCACCCGGAACGTTCGCATTCCAACTACACTCAAATTCCTGCGCATACTGATCATCAGACATCATCTGCCGCGCAGCCGACAATTCCTCGTCGTCCAAGATACCCGTCTCGCTCGCCTTGTAAATCGCAGTCAACCAATCATCATTTGCAGCGCTCTGCTCATACACATCATAAAACGCATTGTGACCTTTAGGCGTCCCAACAAATACACACCAACCCTTCCGATCAGACAACGCAGGACGAATAACCTCCGGAAACACAGTCTCCGGCATGTCAGCAACCTCGTCCATCACACAGCCATCAAGATATATACCGCGCAAACTGTCAGGGTTCTCAGCACCAAGCAAACTAATCCGCGCACCCGTAGGCAGATCACACCGCAATTCAGTCTCATGGAACTTTACATTCGGTATCCCACCCGCAAACTGTTTTATATAATCCCAAGCTACATTCTTCGCTTGGCGGTAGGTGGGTGCCATGTACGCATACCGGGGGTTTGATTTCTGAGAAAGCAACGCATCCCGCAAAATATGATTGATTGCCCAGACAGTTTTGCCAAACCGACGATGACACACAACAACACCCCAACGCTTCACCTGCATTTCATTGTGAAGCTCCATCTGCAATGGACGTGGATCATATGGTATCTCAATATGCGTCAATGCTGGGTGTACCTTTCGTTCGAAAATCGAAGCAGCCCGTTTTGCTCTAGTATGGTTTCATATAGATCTAAAAGCAAGACCGCTGCTTCATATTGGGCCGTGGCGCTTTCTGCGTTGACGACAAGGTGGCGCAATTGTGTGATGTGGTTGAAAAGGCCAGTGTCAGTCACGGTCCCATCTCCAAAGGTGATATAGTGATCAAGGCGGGGCGGGCGGTTTCGCGGGGGGTGGGGGTCCAGCATTCGCAAAAATCTGCGCAGCTTAAGCGCATAATAGACATTATGTTAAGAGTTTCGCGCAAGGGTTGCATTATATCAACCTGTGATAGACCTGGATGCCGCAAATTCTTAGCGGCACAGCCTCACGCGCGTAGCTGTCAACGACAGGATGATTGCTAGAACTGATTTTAAGCTTAATGTTTAACAATATCTTTTCTATCTTTTTGCTCATTGTCTGATGTTGTGCTTAACTCAATATCATTGCCAGCCCAACTAATCGTAAAGGTTTGTGCTTGCGGCTGATCTTCTTTCTTATCACGTACACCCCAAGGCTGATTGCGTGATAATGTCCATTTCAAACTATCAATCTCAAGGCGGCGGCGTTGCACTTCTGCATTGGCTAACCTATTGTCTTCAAATGTTGGAAGGTTTGCGGTTGCTAGCTCAACAATGTGGTCAGTGAAATACTCTGACTGTAGCACCCTGCCTTGCCGATATATTTCATACAGTTCCTCGTTACGCAACACGGCTTGCATGACACCTTGGTACGTTGGCATTCCTGATGTCTTTAAAATGTTTCTTAAAGTTTCACCAACAGCCAGCCTGTCTGAAATCTTTCGCATAAGGTCTACATCAATCTTGATGGGTTTCTTAGCCATCTCTCACCTCTTATAGCTTCAAACACAAGATACATAAAAAATTGGCCCAGCGCAATGCTGAGCCAGTTTGTGAGGCAATTGGGTGGAATGAGTCCCAATGCAGTGTGGTCAACTTATCAGAACGGTATCGGATCATCAAACTCTTTTGCCTTGATGTCTGTAATTTCTGCCCCTTCAAACGATTGCTTCACTGCTCGTTCAAATTCCCCTGCCTTACTTTCTTGAAACGCTTGGTATGCCAGCCCCACCTCCCGCAGCGTCAGCAACTCTAGCTCTGGCCTCTGCTCCTTTATCGTCCTCCACGACCTTCCATCTTTCATAACGCCAAACAGCTTGCCATCTATTTCCACCTCCCAGACCTCCGTAGAGGCTCGCTGAGCGCCCAAACGCTCCGCTTCCGCATCCATAGCCCTCAGCCCTCGAATAACGATCTCACAGCGCGTCCTCGTCTCTTCCACATCTTCTTCCCAAACTGCCGCGTTCATCTTGGCAACCGCGCTGCCATACTTCTGCGCCGTCTCGATGCTTACCAACTCCGGCAGCACATCAATCCCCCACTTGTCGTCCATCTCGATTGCCAGCCTGTCTACTGGCCCCAAAGCAAAATCACACATGATTGCATTCTTGCTCTGATTGCTGGACAAGATCCTGTCCGATTTCTTTTGTCTCTTCCCCCGCTGCACACTTGTCTTCATCAACCAATCCTCCTCACCTTGTAACGAAGCCCTCACTTCACCTCCTCACCTCCTATGTAATACATAGGAGAGGTGAGGAGGAAGAATTTTGGGCGCTTTTTTCCTCACTTCCTCACCTTTCCTCACCTTGGCATTTCAAGGTGAGGAAGTGAGGATTTCGATCACACTTCATCCCACTTAATCATCTCGCCCACGACCACACATTGCACGTCTCTGCCCTGCCGTTTGTCGTACATCTCAGCTTGCTTCAGCACGTTGGTTTTGATCCATTGTTTGACGATTGATTTGACCTTTGCCTTATCGCCGGGTTTGTCAAGGTCTAGCTTCAACTCATCTGCGACTGCTTGTCCGACATAGTGCTTGGCTTGCACGTTTGCTTTAAACGGTGTTTGGTTGGCTTCTGCTTCTGCCACAACTGCTTGCACGTTTCTGGCGTTTTGGGTTGTGACGCCATCAAACAGGTCCGGCAGCTTGAACTCTATTGCAACCCCGATATGCTCGCCGTTTGCGATTTCGACTGAGAGCATACGTCTGTATATACGCTTGTCAGACGGCGGTGCGAGGTTTGCTTTTCCATCGTCTACTGCAAAGATGCCGAGCGCATCGTGTTCGTCTACGCCGAGCGCCATTGCATCGTCGGGTGTTATTCTGTTGATTACTCTGGCGGCTCTGGCTGCTCCGATTAGGCTTCCTGCGCCACGCACACTGTCAATTGTGGCATCGTCACCGTTGCCTTTTCTGATGTGGTGGACGAGCTGGACTGAGCTGTTTGTATCACGGGCCAGCTTGCGCAGCATTGCCACGACTGCTTGGATGCTTCCGTTGTTATTCTCGTTGACCAAATGTGCCGAAATAAAGGGGTCTAACACAACTACGCCGATGTTGTTTTGTTTTACCTTGCGTGTGATATGCGCAAGCATGTTGTCATTTGTAATCAGTCCGTCCCTGCCTTCTGCCGCCAGCGTGAGCTGCATGGTGTCCTCACCGTCCATAAACAGGCGGCCTTTGATGTCGTCTGGCGTCAGTCCGTAATGCTGCATGGCTGCTATGGTGCGCATCTGCATTTCGGATATTGGGTCTTCAAGGTTGATGATCCAGACGTTTTCCTGCTGCTTGACTGCCGTGCCGAGGAGCGGCTTGCCTGTCGCAATCGCTAGTGCTTCGACAATGATTGCACTGGTTTTCCCGATGCCACCCGCCGATGCTGTGACACTGATATACTTCTTGATGTAATCGTATCCGTACACCCACTCCCTGCGCGGCAGCGTGAGCGCATCAAATGTTTTATAGGGGGTAGGCCACGTTTCCTGCGTTTCGGCACTCAGCGCCTCGTTCTGTTGCTCTATGCGTTGCTGCACGGGATCAGGTGGCGGTGTCCAGCCTTTGTTTCTGGCTCCATCTATTGCGCGTTGGACCTCTGCTCTTGTGTCGTCTACCGTGTAACCTGCCAGCGTAAAGCTATCTGTTATGGCGTGGATCTCTTCGTCTGATAAACCTTTTGTAACGTATGAGCCGACGAGCCGTACCATATTTATGTGCCAATCGTCACCGGCTAGCACGTTCTGCACTGCCAGTTGCCTGTCCATTGCTTGCTGCCCTAGATCTATGTTTATGCTGCTAGCTGGCTGCTCTTTCTTGGGGAATGCTCGCATGAGCCGTTCGAACGGCACGGGGTCACGATCCGTACTGAATTGCGTACGCATTGTGACAAGCTCTGGAGTGTAGCCTTTGGCTTGTTTCTTTTGGTTGGGCCATGAGACTGTGCCAGCCACGCGCATGATCCGGCTTGGGTTTACGACTGCGGCATCTGTTTGAAGACTTGCGGCGATTGATTTCTGGACGTTGCGCCATGCGTTTAGATTGTAGCACGGCTCTTCTAGCTGCCAGTACGCATGGCCTCTGTTGAATGGTATGCTGCCTGTCTTGACTGACATTGTGAATTTTGGTCCGGCGAATGACAGGATGTTTTCCATTGCGCCTTCTGTGTCTGCGTCTGCAAAGCAGTAGAATGCTGCAAGGATGTCTTCGTCTGTCGCGCCTTTACCCGCTGGTATGATGCGGATTGGATCTATTGGGTTGATGCACATGTAGATATTTTGCTTGGCGTTATTCATTGCCTCGGCGTGATCTACGGCTTCTTTGATTTTGTTGACGGCAAACCGTGCAACTGAGACTGTTCCTGTCTGCCCGATTGCTCGAATTTCTATGAGTGGTTCACCGCAGGTATTCCAATTCTCTGTGATCTGTGTTATGAACTGTTCGATAACGCTGGATCTGGGTGATATGCTCATTGTGTTTTCCATTTCCATTCCGTTTATTGCTCCCCTGTTGGACTGCCCAGCGGCTTGGACCGCTGGGCATTTTCTTGTTTAGAACTCTGCGTCTGCCGGAGCGGCTACGGGAGCAGGGGTTGGCTCTTCTATTGCAATCCCAGCGGCTGCGCCTTCTTTGAGGCAGTCTGGTTTGTCCACCCACTTGACGATTTCAAAGACGGGGTAGCATGTGGAGCCTTTGGTGAATTTAAGTTCCTTGGCTTCCACCATTTTGATCAGCGGCATTTGCCCTGCGGCTGGTTGGCCTTTGAGTTTCGGCGCAAGGTCTGTAAGTGCTGACCATATGGCAGCACCTGCTTGCTCCCACATTGCCACCTTGCCATTGCCGATTGCGCATTTGACTGAGATGCCTTTCTTGTAATCATCTCCCGGCTTTGCCATCATTTGGTTTACCGACGGGTTCCACTTCCATTCGGGTGCCACACCTTGGATGCCTTCCGATTTCTGCCAGCCTGTCTTGAGACTGTCGAGATCAATAACGAAACCGTTTGTTTGCGCGGCAGCGTATTCATCCTTGGCTGCTCCATCACGCAGGTAGAATTGCTTGGCTCTAATGGCCCCATCCTGAGTGCCTCTGGCTGACCATTGCAAGAAAGTGTTTACGTCTGAGCCTGTGTTTCCTAAGTCGATTTCAAACATTTTTGTGTCCTTTCACTTTGTTTGATTGTTGAGATTGTTTCGTTATCTACGCCGCCATACGCGGTAAGTGTTGTCCGATTGCAAGCGTCTTACTGCTACTCCGAAATGTCCGCTTTGATGAAACTTATTTATATAAGCACACAACTTAGCTGCTTCATCAGAGTTTGGAATTGCAACACTGTCAAACGGTTGCATATTTGATGCAATGTTTTTAAGCCTTTCGCGTTCCTGCTTTAGCTTTCTAACTAAGTGCGGCCCAGCGGGCAGCGGTATTTCCCTTTCTATTTCATACATTGTCGCTTCCTTTCACTTTGTTTGATTGTTGACGTTGTTGTGCGCGTGACCCTGCGCTGGGATTAGATACCATACAACTCTTCCCTTATGGCTTCCGCACCATTCCAGTAGAATGTGTTTGGGTTGACCGGAATGACCTCTGCAATGTCCTCTTTGCTGCCAGCCCGTAGGAACTTTTCCATGCGACTGATTTGCTTTTTGGCTGTAACGAGTAGCTCATTCGGATCGCCATCTTCCAGCAAGCTGGTTTTCTTTGGTGTCACGTATAGAAACTTGACCGCCTGATTGCCTTTGGCCTTCTGGTAAATCGCGCGTTGTAGCTGATGCTCTGCCGACATGGTGCTTGGCATACGGCCCGTTGTTTTAAGATCAATGATCACGCCCTGCTTTGGGAAAACCAAATCCAAGAAACCGATCACAGGTATTTCGTAATCGTCTGTCTTGGCTGTAATGCTGATCTTCTCCTGCCCCTCTTCTGGAAACTCAGGCTCGCCATAATCTTTGAGCGCATCCAATGCCAGCGCCATGCACGGCTGGATCATGTCCCGTTCTTTCGTTGTCTTTTCATCGCCAATAGGAAAGAACCCGTCAAACTTATCATGCGCGGCTTTCAGAGCTTCTGCAACGTCGGTTCCTGTTAGCACTGCCACGACTGCGTCCTCTGTACAGATGCCACGCATGGCGGCTGATGACATTGGCCCACGCTTTCCAAACAAGTATTGCGCGACCCACACGTCCGGCGCATTGGTCCAGAGGTTAATGCTTGATGCTGACAGGTGCTTGATGCTGTGCTTTTTAAATCCGTTTGTCATGCGACCTCACAGAATTTTTCCATGCAAGAGTAAAATTCTATCCTGTATTCACCTTCTTGGTTCCAAGCTCTTTGCACCTCAACGCAAACTTGCAGATTTTTTGTTAAAAGATATACGCTTAAACAACCTTCATGATCTTTAAGTGCTTTGACCTTGTGTTTTATTGTTTGATCAATGTGCAGATATGTTCTCATTAAACGGTCAACTCTCCACTGCTCGCCTTCTCCGTCGAGTGCAATGTCGTAGATCATTTGGTTCTCCTCAAATTCATTCATGATGTTAGCTTTCCGTATAGCGCAAGCAGTGCAGCCTCTGCGCGTCCGTCGTCTTTGGCGCGGCTGAAAAGATCCGCTTGCTTGGGAAACCTCTGACTTGCCAAACTCCGCGACACCCCTTTATCACGGCTCAAGCCTAAGTAGGATTTCCACTTGGCTGGCGTGACAAATTGCATGGGTATCTTGTGCGCTGCGACTGCCATTTGCGTGGCACCGTATGACTGCCCAAATCGAAACATGCTGGTAACGCCTTGCCCACGCATTGCTGCAACCTGCTCAATGATTGCCATGTGCGGCTCGTCCGTTTCCGGCGCAAGGATCTCATGCAGTTCGTATAGATTTATCTCTGTCTTGCCTTTGGCATTTTGGTAGACAGGCATATCGTATATCGAAACGATGTTTTCCTTTGGTGCATAGAATGCAATAGCGCCTGAGAAGCCGGGATCTATGCCGATATAAATCATGCGGCCTCCTCAATGCGTATGCCGTTTGCCTTGAGGTAAAACGCCAAGGCTTCCTCCGTTAAGTCGCGCAATGTCTGGTTATTGTTTTGCATTTTATTGCGCGTATCTTGCAATAGTTTCATGGCATCTGCTAGCTCTTTTCTTATTCTGTGGTTCCACTGCTCTTTGTTTTTATCAAACTTTTTGCCATCTAATTTGACCGCGCCCCCATGATTTTGGAAGTATTCGGCAATCTCTGGATCTATTCGGAACCACTCGCCATGATCCCTAAACCGATCAAACAATATGTGCGCAATCTGTTCAGCAACCCTCCCGCCTTTAATGATCGCGTTAAGCTTTACCGCCCCATATTCTTGGTTTGATAACTGCTTAACTCTTATGGCTGGTTGCTCTGATACCCCTATTTTATATAGGTTTTTATCTTGGCTATACGCCAAGTAAACATATGACGTTGATGGTGCGTAAATGTCTGATAGAGTTCGATCCAGAAGGTCAACGATTGCAGCCGTTTCACTTTTGAACCGTGCATCATGCCGATACTTGCCAATCGTTTCAGCAAGTAAATCTGGGATGTGTATATTTTTTCTCATTGTTTACCTCTTTGCACATCTTGCACACTTGCACGATGCATTGCAGATAGTCAATAGTATTTATTTTTGCACATCTTGCACATAATTCTATTGACAGGTTGCTAGCAGATTTATAATGCTGAGGGAAGAGGAGCTAATGCTTTGACCAAAGAACAAACGCAATATCAAATAGGCTGCGAGCGCAAACTAATTGAGCGTTTGCAGCGCAGCCAGCAACTGATGCGGGAGTATGATTTGCATGTGCGCCCCAATGGTATTGGTGCTGACATTGCTGCGTTTGATACGGCGATTGAAAATGCAGAGGCAAGAATAAAGGAGCTAATGGAATGAAAAGATTTTGCGCTGAATTTATTCAGACAGGCA